ACAACTTCACCAGTTCCGTTTGGTGTCGCTGTAATCGCTCCGTTTGCACCATCTGTAATTGTAATCGTACCAGAGTTAGTGCCTGAATTTGTGTCTAAAGTTAAATCATACGCACCACTTGTCGTAATAGTTGCAGCAGCTGATCCTGTACCAACTACTAATTCACCAGATCCTTTTGGTGCTAAAGCTAAATCTACATTTGAATCACTACCTGCAGCAGCAACTTTTGGATCATTACCCGTTGCAGCGTTTGTCATTTCAATGTGATTAACGGCAGAAGATGTGGTTTGGAATATTAATTGTTCATTACCATTTTCATCTCTGATACCATGATCATCATCAAAATCGATCATGAAAGAGTTAGTATCTAAATTACCACCTAATTGTGGTGATGTGTCGTCAACAAGGTCACTCGCTAATGCAACAGAATCAATAGTTGGATTTGTGCCATCATCAGCTTTTGCATATACTAAAGATGTTTTACCATTTGCAACAGTAACACCTGAATCTGTTCCCGATGCATATTTAAATACAACGTTTTGAGATCCCGAAGTTGAGTTCTTTAAGATATAAAAGTTTTGTACATCAAGAGGAATAGTTACATTTCTGCTTGCTGTTAGGGATCCTGTAAATTCTATAATTCTATGAGAAAGCGTTGCACCCGTTGATCCATCAGATACAGATAAAGTTGTATCACCAGAATTAGATACGGCTTGTGTAGTATATCCACCAGATATTTGTTCAAAGATCTGTAAGTTAGTATTTGTTTTTGTTCCCCACGTTCCCGCATTTTCGCCAGTTGCCTGGAGTTCAATACCTAGGGGTGTATATGTCGATGCCATATTAAGCTGCTTCTCCTGTTACGTCGTTATAACTCGTATTTGAGCCGGTTGCAACATCCGAATAAGAAGTATTCGAACCCGTTGAAACATTACTATAAGAAGTATTTGAGCCTGTGTCAATATCTGCGTAAGCTAATACATTTACCGCTCCTACGCTTAAAGAAGCTGATACACCAGTTAATCCCATAGCTTGATCTGCTGGATCTATTGATCCTACAGAACCTGTAAATGATACACCGGTTAATCCCATAGTATCTGCAGGTGATATACTTCCTACAGAACCTGTAAATGATACACCTGTTAAATCTGCTACAGATGAACCTAGGCCAATCAAAGTTCCAACACTTAATGAAGCTTCTTGACCATCTAATGTTTGTGAATTGTTTGGTGCAATCGCTGTGCCTTGTTGTGATGTAATAGCAAAACTTGGAGGGAAAACAACACTACCACCAAATCCTATTGCAGTTCCTTGAGTGGATGTAATCGATTGACCCGTTAAAGTTACATCTTCGTTTGGTGCAACAGCTGTTCCTAAGTTTGCAGTAAACGATACTCCTGTTAAACCCATAACCTGATCTGCTGGTGTAATTACACCGTTGGCACCAGTTATGGCTTGACCTGTTAATGATACATTTGCATCTGCAGTTGTTGTTAAAGAATCCACAGTTGCATTAAATGATAAACTTCCAAGTTCTACAGTTTTTGGAATGACTGGAGAGATAGATCCAACTGATCCAGTAAAAGAGAGTCCAGTTGGAATAATAATATTTGTGCTTACTATGGTAACTGAACCAATAGAAAAAGAAGAAGATACACCAGTTAGTGAAACAGTTTCGTCTGCAAGATTTCCCCACTCACCATCATTCCATGCCTTTGCGCCCCAACCGGTTGCAAGTAAAGTATCTGCATTCCAATTGGCTTGACCCCAGGTGAATCTACTCCATCCTGATTGAACCGACATGGTGGTCCTCCTATGCTAATCTTATGATTGCGTTTGTAGCGTCTGCTGTAGGGAATTGAATTGTAAAAGTTCCGTTCGTTGCAGTTTTGTCTCCACCGAAAGCAATCGCACAAACTGCATCTGTTGTACCTGATCCACCATTTGTTGTTGTGTTGTAGATCAAAGCAGCGTTTGCTGTAAACGTTGCTGAACTGTAAGTGACATCAGAAAAATCTGTAAAGGCTGTCGTTGAAGATAAAGAAACGCCTGCGTTTGTTAACGTAGCTCCACCTGCTGTGTAAGCAGTTCCAGAAGTATTCGTAATTTCTTCAGACGTTGAGTAGTCTGTAGTTGAAGCTCCTAATGTAGCGTCGCTATCAAACAATGCAATTTTAAAAGTATGACCGCCTGATGATTCAAAGCTGTGCTTACCTTGTAAAAGTTCTTGTTTGAAACTTGAACATATTGCCGATGTATTTGCCATTTTTTATCTCCTTATGGTGTTGGTGAATTAACTGATATTCTTACAGTGCCATCAGTATAATCGTCTCTTCGTCTTCTACCGATTTGTTCTCCACCGAACTTCTGTACCTCTTGTTTATACTTGTTTTCATAAAGTGTCAACATATCTGCTGGGCCTTTTAAAAAGCCGTAAGTCTCTGCTAGACAGCAGTATAATAAGCCATTTGGGAAGTTTACGCTAATATAGTTAGTTTGATTACTAGATTCTAAGGTAGCTGGCATTTTGTTGTAGTGAACTCTAAATTTGTAGTTTGTATTAGGTGTAGGTGCTAAGAAAATACGTCCAGAATTAGTATCTGCATCTC